AAAGTTCACATCATGTTTATAAAACTTGTTTTTTAATAAAAACAAATGGATTTAATTTAGAATCAAATAATGATTTTTATTGTAATAAATGGTAAAATAAGCAATAAATAACTAACTTTTAGCTATAATTATCCTAATTTAAAAAGGAGAGTTATGGAACAATATTACAAAGTATTAGAATTGTTTAAATATGATTTAGACACTGCTGCTTATGTAATATCGCACCATAGCGAAATTAAAGATAAAAATAAAATCTTAAAGAAGCTAGAAAAATATGAGGTCAAAGAGTTCTTAGAGATATTTAATGTAATATTAGAGAACAAAGATGATGCACTTCTAAGAGCTAATATGATTGAGTTTAAGAGTGAAATTGATTATATTAGATACTTGAAAGATAAGCTAATCTTAAATGATGTTTTATTTGCTAACTGGGAAAAGAAAAAAGTAGTTAGAAATAAATCGCAAGTCATTAAGAAAAGTAAGCCGAAGAGTAAAAAGAGAAAAGTGATTAAGAAAGTAGTTTGTAATAAAAATTTATTAGATTTTATGGAGTAGAAAATGAAAACGAATATAAAAATAAAAGATACTAAAGAAATACAAACTGAAATTAAAAACAAGATAGATGAATGTATTTCTTTTTTACAAAACTGTAATGAAGATGAATTAATAGGAAGATTATATAGTCTTGAAGCAAAGATACAAAATGATGATATGAAGTCAGGATTAGAATTATCTATACTAACTTATATTATGCACGAATGCGTAGAGGGAATAGAATGAAAAAACTAATATCAGCTTCATTTGTAGTATTTCTAAAGATATTTGAACCGACAAGAAGTAATGGAAGTGTTAAGATTAGTGAAAGATTTGATTTAAAGGAAACAGATGAAAGTAAGTCAAAAAGAATTAGATGAAATATTAGATTATCTTACTGGAGAAATAGACAATCTAAAGACAAGCCATAAACAAGAAATAAAGTCTATTATAGTAGACTATGAAAACATAATATATAACCTAAGAGTAGAATTATATAAATTGCAAAATCAACCTAGTAAAACAATTATAAAATATGTTAAAAGGTAATTAATGGCATATAGTCAAGAGGTATGGAATAAAGCAAAGTTTCTATTTGAGATAGGAAAATCACTACAAGAAATATCTATTGAATGTAATATTAAAGATAGGACTTCAATATCAAGAAAAGCAAAGAATGAAGATTGGATTAAGAATAAAAATCAACATATAAAAGCCGACATTATAGACATTGAAGAACAAAATACAACATTAGAGGCTAAAAAAACAACAGCTATAAAAAAATTGACAACACTTGCAGATTATGAGATAACAATACTTGATGAAATAATACAAGATGAAATAGGAAATAAATCACTTTTATTCAGTACAGCTAATCTATCATTGATTAGAAAAAATCAAATGCTAACCAAAAACACTAAGCAAGTAGTAGAATACGAAACACACTATAGCGATGACGGAAAGCCTTTAATGAAAAGCCCTAAAACTATTGAAATAGAATTATCACCATCTGATTATAAAGCTATTGACGAGGGTATTGATAAGAACGCTATAACATTAGAACACGCACCACGACACGCAAATACTAATATTAAAGTGGATAACAATAACACACAGCAAACTAATCTATCAATAGAGGATATAAGCCTAGCTATTGCAAACGGGTTACCTGATTAATGGAATATCTATCAGAAATAAATAAAAAGCGTTGGTATAGACTAATTGACCACCCAGTCCAATTAGAATTATTAAATGATGATGTTAGATTTAAAGTTGTTCCAGCAGGTAGAAGAAGTGGAAAAACTGAACGAGCTAAAAGATACATAATCAAACAAGCATTAAAGAATCCAAATGAACAATATTTTGTAGCTGCTCCAACAAGAGACCAAGTAAAAAAGATTTATTGGAATGACTTAAAAAAGTTAATGCCTGAATCTCAAAAAGCAAAACCACCAAGTGAAACAGAACTTACATTGCACTTTAAAAATGGAACAGTAATTATATTAATTGGATTAGATAAACCAGAGAGAATTGAGGGTACTTTTTGGAGTGGTGGAATAATAGACGAAATTGCAGATATTAAAGAGGGTGCATGGGAAGCTAATATTTCACCTGCACTAGATACATTTAATCCATCACGACCAGATTATCAAGCATGGTGTTGGTTAATTGGTGTACCTGATGGGCTTAATCATTATTACGATATGGCAAACTATGCAGAAACAGCAAACGACCCTCAATGGAAACTATATCACTGGAAGTCAAGTGAGATATTACCTACTAAGACAATTGAAGCAGCTAAACGGCGTATGAGTAGAAAGCAATATCTACAAGAGTATGAAGCAAGTTTTGAAACTGCAACGGGTAGAGCCTATGAAGATTATTCTAAAAAGAATCACACGGATAAAGTTTATGACCCCGACAGACCTATACATTGGTGTCACGATTTTAACTATACACCTATGAGTAGTGCAATTGTTCAAGAATATGGAGATGTATCTTATGTAGTAGATGAAATAATCCTTGAAAGTGCAGTAGCTAGAAATGCAGTAATGGAATTTGTGCAGAAATATCAACACGCTAAAATTAAACAAGTATTTTTATATGGTGATGCAGCAGGAAGAGCAGGAGAAAAACATAGTCAAGAGTCAAGTTGGAGTGCAATTAAAGATATACTATTTGCTAATAACTGGATAGTGATTGATAAAGTACCTTATTCTAATATGTCAATTATGGACGGACAAAACTCATTAAGGGCTAGAATATTAAATGCAATGGATGAAGTGAACTTTTTTGTTAATCCGTCAATATGTAAATATACAGATAAAGGGTTATCAACTACACAGCTTAAAGAGGGTTCCTCATTCCAAGAAAAAGATAGTCAATATCAACATATTACGACAGCGTTACGATATTACACTAAAGTAAGATTCCCATTGGTGCAAACTTATTCAACAGCTAAATTAATGGGGATTTAGATATAATTTGATAAATTAAAAGGGGTTTAAATGTTAGAAATAAAAACAAAAAATGGATTAAGCTATATTAATACTAATCAAGTATTAGGGATTCAAAGAAGAGAATATAATCACAGCAAAGAAGATAAAATTTATACTATTGATGTTCAATATCAATTTGGAAATGTAGGACTTGAATTTATGTCTTTAGATGAAGCAAATGATACAGCAAAGAACATATCTGATAATGTTAGCGGACTAGATGAACAAAAAGATTATGTTAAGGGATTTAAGGACGGAGTGGAATATGCACTTAAACTAAAAGGGGTTTAAAATAAAAGCACTAGATAAATATAAAGAAATAATATCACTTCAAAATAAGTTTAAAAACATAACAGTTGAATTTTTACTATTTGATTATTTTACTTTTACTAAACAATTTGAAAATGAAGATGAAATCATCTCTTTTATGGAAAAAGAATATTATATTTTAAAGTGCGAATACTTAGAAGAAAGTAGAAAAGAACTTAATAGAAAAATAGATAATCAAAGAAAGCAGTTATTTAATTTAAATAAAGCCTATAATAAGTTAGCTGATACTAAAAATATACAACAACATAACTTAGATATTTTATTTGAAAATGGATTAATAAATGGAGAAACATATCTAAAGCATACAGTTAAAGATATAGTAAAGTTATGCCCTGACATTGACTTTGAAAAACTAAAGTAAGTTACCAATCTACACACTAAAACAAATTTAACTTTGATTTTATGTGAATTGTTTGGAGTTTTGATTGTTGTGTGGTATATTAAATAAAAAAGAGGAGATTGAATATGAGATATATTAAATTTAGAGCATGGGATACAAAATCAGAATCAATGGAACATGAAATAGCAATAGGTAAAGGATATAGTGAAGATTCTTATATCTTATTTTTAGGGCTAGGAGAAACTTTTATTATTGATGATGATATAGTTAAGATTATGCAATATACATCAGTAAAAGACATAAATAATATAGAAATATATGAGGGTGATATTATAGAAATAACTACTGAGTCAGGAAAATGGATAACAAAAGTTGGCAATCATGGAGTATGGCACGAAATATTAGTTAATGATTCAGATATAGATTTAGAATATATATCAATAAATTATGCTTATGACTTTTTAGATTGTGAAATTAAAATTATCGGGAACATATACGAAAATCCAGACTTATTAAAAGGATAATTAACCACACCCACAAATAGGATATAATTATCTAAAAAAGGATAACTATGTCCGTAAATAAAGTAAGTAACCAACATTTACTATTCAAATCACACTTAGAAGATTGTATCAAAATGCGTACAGTCTTCGAAGGTGATAAAGCTATTAAAAAGAATGCTGAAACTTATGTTCCTAAAAATAAAGGCGTAGATATTGAAGATTACAACGCTATTATCAAAAGGTCAGTATTCGAAAACTTTACCGAAGCTACTGCAAAAGGAATATCTGGATTAATCTTTGCTAAAGAGCCTACAATCTCACTTCCTGCATCATTAGAGTTATTAAAAGACAATATTGATATGGACGATAATACAATCGTAGACTTATCGCAAAATATAGTTAATGAATTAATGGAAGTTGGAAGATGTGGACTTTTAATTGATGTTCCTAATATTGATACAACGGGAATGACTAAGCCACAAACAGACGCTTTAAACATTCGAGCCTTTACTAAGCTTTACAAATCAGAAACTATAATCAATTGGAGATATGAGTCTATAAATTCTGTTAATAAGCTTACATTGCTAGTATTACACGAAGTTTATGAAGATTGGACGGATAGATTTACTTCAACTTTAAAAAATAGATATAGAGTTTATTCGTTAATTGATAATGTTTGCTATGTTGAAGTGTATGAAGAAAATGACAAGAGTTTTATTAATACTATGGATATGAAGCCAGTTATTGTTAAAGGATCAACTATTAATTACATTCCATTCATTCCACTAACTTATAAAGATATTTCAATCATCCCAGTTAAACCACCTTTGATGGATATTGCAAATATAAACCTTAATTACTATGGTGTAGCAGTTGAACGAAGAAATGTTATCCACTTTGTTGGTAATCCATTCTTTATGGGTAAAGGAATCAATACAAGAACAGAGAGCGGAGGAAATTTAGCTATTACTTTAGGTTCATCTATCGCACAAATATTTCAAGAGCCTAACGCTGATATGAAAATAGTAGAAACACAAGGGACGGGATTAGCCTTTAATGAAAGTTACCTAAACGATTGTAAATCTACTATGGCTGCACTTGGAGCTAGATTATTAGTACCCGAAGCTAACGCACAAATTAGCGAAAACACTATGCAAATGAAAACAGCAGGTTATCGTGCTACTATTATGCAAATTGCAAATACAGCTTCAAGAGCTATTACTCAGGCTTTAAAGATAATCGCTGAGTGGGAAGGACAAAATCCTAATGAGGTTAAACTTGAACTTAACACCGATTACAATTTAAGTGAAATGGATGCTCAAACAATCACAGCACTTGTAACAGCTTGGCAAACGGGAGCTATCAGACAAGAGGATATGTTTAAAAAGCTACAAAAAGGTGAGATTATTGAAAGTGAAATTAGCTTTGATGATTATAAGAGTAATTTAGAGGTTACTAGTCCGAATTTATAAGAGGGGATTATCCCTCTTTGCTTATTTTCTTAAGTCTGTAATCTCTTCTATTTCCAATATTCTAACCTCACTATCAAAGTCAAAAATAGCAGACCATAGCTCTTTTATATCTTCTTCATTCCAATACATATAGTTTTGTCCCAATTTTGTATCTCTATTTAATACAACAGCACTTTTTAATAACTGTATATCTGATATTCTAATCCAACTAACTAGAACTATTAAATCATTATTCATTTAAAACTCCTTATTTTTATTAGTTGCCATTTAATCTACTTTCTATCCACTTTATTTCTTCTACATCAAAATCTAACTCACTTAAATCTAAATGCCTATTTAAGCCATGGTTTTGCATGTAATGAGTGTATTCTTTTGCTAATGTTTCATAATCTATATCATATGCTCTTGTATCTGGTACAAATGAACTACTTGTAGTTTGATGTCCATAGTCAAAAGTATATAACCAACCTCCATGAACTTTTAATATTAAAGTACTACATTGATGTATACTTTCAGATATTACATCATGTAATTTCATATTATAAATATTCTTCTCTTGATTCATTTTTAAAACCCCTTATTTTTACCCAAACTATACCAAAACAAAATCCACAAATCAACTATTTAGCTATAATATAAATATAAATTTACATAATGTGTAAAAAGGTAACTGATTAATGCAAAGTTTTACATTAGCTAGGGAATATGTGGATATTCTTTGGGTTTTATTGTAGAATTTGATAAATTAAATAAGGGGTTTAAAAATGAGAGAGATTAAATATAGAGCATTTGGAAGTTGGGGAAAAAGAAAAGGTGAGTGGTGGTATGGGACAAATGAAATAGAAAAATATTTTGGAACAGATAAGAGAAAAAATCATTTATCATTACACGCATTTGAAAGATTAATAAAAGGTGAAATTCTAAATCCATTAACAAGAGGACAATACACTGGATTAAAAGATAAAAATGGTGTAGAGATTTATGAGGGTGATATAATTAAAAAAGAAAAAGACATTGTTACGATTAAATACTCTGAATATCATACATCATTTCAAGTGCATTATAATATTTCTATGTCGCCAAAAACAAGTTTATATGAATTTGGATATTCAAAAGAACTTGAAGTTATCGGAAACATATACGAAAATCCAGATTTATTAAAAGACTAATATGCAAAATCTAACAGACGAAATAAAAGACCTACTACTAACTAGAAGCTTACTCTTACAAAGGGTAAGTAATAGTCTAACTAAAGATATAATCAATGCTTATGTATCGGTTATTGATGATATACTAGCTCAAATCGCAACGGGTAAAAACATTAACTTAGTGAATATGAATAAAATCATCAATGAACTTAATACGAAACTTACACCTGATTTAACAAGTGTAAACGATGATTTAGTTCAACTTGGAATTAGTGAAGCTAGTTATGTAGCTAATGGAATAAATGGAGCCATTGGAATTGATTTAGTTAGTAAGCTACCAACGGATAGAACAGTCCAAAAGATAGTTAATACTTCTTTAATGGACGGATTGACTATAAGTGAGTGGCTAGGCAAACAAGATAAAGCATTCCAGGAAACATTAACTAAGCAGATACGATTAGCTGTCATTGAGGGTGAAACAAATCCACAGATAGTTAGTAGGCTAAAGGGTGCTTTAGATATTAAGAATAACAATAATATTAAGACTATTGTTCGAACTGCTGTTGCGACTGTAACTAATCAGGTTAGGATGGAAACTTATAAAGAGAATAGCGATGTGTTTAAAGGTTGGGAATGGAGCGGAACTCTTGATTCTAGAATAAGACCTGAACATTTATTACTAGATGGGGCTATGTGGGATTTTGAGGGCAACGGATTAAATGCTAAAGGTAAAAAATATAAATTTAGACCAGCACCCGATGGATGGGCATGTAGATGTATATTACTTCCAATAGTAAAAAGCTTTAAAGAATTAGGTATTCCACTTGATGAAGTAAGTAAGGGAACAAGAAGTTCAATAGATGGGTATGTATCAAGAGGATTAAATGCTAGTGATTGGTTCGAGTCTAAATCAAAAGCATTTCAAGAGGAGTATTTAGGAAAAGGTCGTTTTGAGTTGTACAAAAAAGGAACTATAACTTTATCAGATTTATTAAATCAGCAAGGCAGATATTTATCCCTAAAAGAACTTAAAGAGAAATATAGTTAATATACTTATCTTAGTTTATAAGAGGGATTAGCCCTCTTATAATTGCTCTAACAAAACAACACATTCTTCACTATCAATAGTAATACTATCGTTATCAAATTCCAAAAAGCAAATATCAGATTTATTATAATCACCAATACCTTTTTTTATATCATCTATTGATGCACCATCTACAACAATAGGGCAAGAAAAAGAATAACATTTACTAATTCCATGCTCACAAAATTCAGAGTTGTCTTTGCGACTACATAAATAACCATTATTGCATTGACATTCAGAATCTAAAACTTTATATGGACAGCATTGATAAATTAAATCAAACTGATAAACACCTCCAATAACAAAACTCATAATACATCCTTAATCATTTTTTTATCCTCTTTTTATTTAACTATACCAAACTAAAACAAAATTTACCAAACATTCCACAAAATAAAAATATAAATTAATCTAGCTGTAACAATTAGTTACAAAGATTATAACCTTGTAACCTTTCTTTTAATATTATCATTTACAGTATATCCATTAATACTACACATAACTGGTAAATCTTTGTTTTCAAATTTAACAGTCATTAGCTCATCATTTAAGCATATAAAAGTAATTACACCTCTACCATATTCTTTACAATATACATAATCATCTACTCTTAATTTTTCTTTCACTAATTCCATCCTCTTATATCTATCATCATATTTGCATTGAAGTAGTTTATCAAATAAAAACCATATTTGTACATCATTTAGGTTAAATTCTTTTTTAATCATTACGCTAGTGTAACTATTATTCTCAATTAGTGCTTTATATTTATTCCAAATACTTTTATGTATCCCATAAGGTGTGTACATTGTATTTTTAGTTTTAAATATAGTTTTTTTCATTAAAAAACCTTTTTATATAATCCTTTATTTATTATCATAAATGAAGTCAGGGATAAGGATATAAATACAGCCTTACTAATAGTAGTATATCAATAGGTAGTAATTTTGTCAATAGAAAATATAAAAAGATTTTAAAGTTGTTTCCTTCATAAAAGGATAACTATTGATATTTATGCTATAATTATCTCAATTATGAGTCTGTGGCTTATAAAATTATCCTTGTGGGAGCAATATATTGACTTTAGAAGAATTACAAGCCCAAGTTGAAGAACTAAAAGCAGAAAAAGAAAGTGTCAATTCTAAAAATAAAGAGTTATTAGCTGAATTAAAAACAGCTAGAAACAAAAATAAAGAGATTGATGCAGATGCTTATTATAAGACACTTGATGAATTAGAAACAATCAAAAGTGAGAATAGTAAGTTATTAGGAACTATCAAGCAAAAAGATATTGAAGTACAAAAGCTTAGTACATCATTTCAAGAAGCAAACGGAAAATTAGAGCAGTTATCTTATGATGATGCAATAACTAAAGTAGTTGATGGTTTAAAATTAGCTGGAAATAAACAAGCAATAGCAAAGAAATTGCTAAAAGCTGAGGCAACATTTAAAGATGGTGCATTAAGTTTCGGTGATAAGAGCGTTGATGACTTTGTAAAAGACTGGACTTCTCCAACTGGTGAGGGTTATATGTTTTTAGAGGGTACTCAGCATAGTGGCGGTGGTGCAAGTGGTGGTAGTCATACTGGTGGAAGTGATTCATCTAAATATTTCGATAGAAATAGTAAAGACTTTAACCTAACAGAACAAGCAAGGATATATCAAGAAAATCCAACGCTTTATAAACAATTAAAAGGTAATTAATTATGGCAGCAACTAAAATTTCAAATATTATAGTTCCAGAGGTATTCAATCCTTATGTAGTAGAAAAAACAGCTGAATTAGCTTCGTTCTATATGGGTGGTATCATTTCAAATGATGCTCAATTAAATGCTTTAGCTTCTCAAGGTGGAAAGCTAATTAATATGCCATTTTGGAAAGATTTAACGGGTAGCGATGAAGTATTAACAGATTCTGGTTCATTAACAGTTAATGCAATTACATCAGGTCAAGATATTGCAGCATTACATGCAAGAGGAAAAGCATGGGGAGTAAATGACTTAGCAAAAGCATTATCAGGTGATGACCCAATGTCAAGAATTGGTGACTTAGTAGCTGACTACTGGGCTAGAAGAATGCAAGTTACTTTAATTTCATCTTTAACGGGTGTATTTTTAGACAATGAAACAAATGACGCTGGAGATATGATAGTAGATGTTGCTGTAGAAACAACAGCTGGAGCAGTTAAGTTTGATGGTGATTTATTTATTGATGGTCAAGCAACTTTTGGTGATGCTATCGGTAATATTACTGGTATTGCAATGCACTCTAATACTTATAATTATTTAAAGAAAACAGATAATATCTCTTTCGAGAAACAATCAAATGGTGCTTTAGAAATTACAACATATAGAGGACTTCCAGTTATCGTAAATGATAACTTACCAAAAAGAGCTGGTACAACATCAGGTTTTGTATATACTACATATTTATTCGGTAATGGTGCATTCGGATTCGGTCAAGGTAACGCTCCAGTTCCAACAGAAACAGATAGAGATTCTTTAGCTGGTGAAGATATTTTAATTACTAGAACTCATTTCTTAATGCACCCAAGAGGTATTAAATTTGCAAGTGGTTCAGTAGCTGGAACATTCCCAACTAATACAGAGTTAGCTTTAGCTGCAAACTGGGATAGAGCTTATGAAAGAAAGAATGTAAGAATAGCAGCAATTATTCACAACTAGGATTAACCCCTAGTTGATATAAAGGAACAAAATGGGATTAGCTTCATTTAGTAAGGCTAGAAAACTAGCAAAAGAAAAAGATGAAAAAGAAAAAGTTGTTTTAGAAGATCCTAAAAAAGACAAAGCTAAAACTAAAGAAAAATAGTTTATAATCTGATTATATTTTCTATTAAAGCAAGGGAGTTTAACCGCTCCCTTGCTTTATGCCTTTTAATATAATTTATTTAAAAAATCAAAAATTATTTCATCAAACGATTTATTTGTAATTTCTTTTTTAAATATAATCCCCTCTGTTGCTATAAATCTTTCATTTTCATAATCTAGCTTTATTTTAAAACTGATAGTTACTAATTTATACATTGATTCTGTATTGTGCTTTATAGCTTCAATTAATTCAATTTTGCTTATTTCCATATTAAACCCCTTTATTTTTTCTTAATTTTTGTTAATTTTATTAGTAAATTGCTTAATCTACCTGGTATAAATATAATAAATAGCCAAGTATTTAATATATAAAACCCATATAAATTAATATATGATTTAAACTTTCCATATTTTTGACAATCTTCTAATGACATATATAACCCCATAAAATTTTCTTCTTTTATATTAATAAAAAATCCAATTATAAATGTAGAAGGCATCATTATAAATAAGCTTATATAGATAATAGCTTCTAATGTTTCCATATTAGCATCCTGTTTTTTTCTTAATTATAAACAAACTCCAAACCAAAGTAAAGTAATATTCTAAAATTACCAATTAAAATTAAAAGTTAGTTGCAAATTTACACAAATTAAAATTAATCTTCTTAATTATGTTAAAATAAGAATAAAATATAAAGGGCTAAAATGGCTTTAATCATTGAGTCGGGAAATGGTGATTCTAATAGTGAAACATATAACGGAACTGATTTTATTGACGCTTACTTTTTAAAACGAGGTATTCCCGAATGGGCTACTCTTACAAATAAGGAAGCCTTGGAAGTTCGAGGAATGGACTTTTTAGAGAATAACTATACTTACTTAGGTACAAAGCTAGTATCTACTCAGGCTTTAGCTTTTCCCCGTGTTATCAATGGAAAAACAGTCTATCCTATTGCTATTAAAAATGCACTTTGTGAATTAGCTTTAAAGGCAAATGAAGATGATTTATTAGCTGATACAGATAAAACAACTATCAGGGAAAAAGTAGGGGCTTTAGAGGTTGAATATGACCCTAATCAAGATAATATCAAAAGTTACAATTATGTAAATAAACTATTAGCTCCGTATTTAGTATCAACGAGTTCATTTAGTTATTCTATTTCAAGAGTTTAAAATAACTTTAATGATATAATTTTATATTAAATTAAAGGGGTTTAAAAATGAGAAAATATGATATAAATACAAAAAAAGAATATAAAGATATAAATGATGATTTAATTTATAGATTTATAACTATGAAAGTTGTTCAAAAATATAAAGATATTGAATCTTTAAAAATGGGTTTAAAAAGAAGCGTAACCGAATATCAACTTGATGATGGAGAACTTGAAAAGGTATTAGGTCACGTTTATATCGAAATTGATTTTATATATAAAGGCAAATTAAGAGATATGAATTTTAATTATCATAATGAAATTCAAGTAATTAGAGATATAATTGAATATTTTAATAATTTAAAGTAAAAGGATAAAAATGACTAGCAACGATAAATGGGCATTGCCTTTAGCTACTAAACTAATCAAAAAAAGTGGAAAGTTAGTTATATATAGAAAAATAGTCGAGGGAAGTTACGACCCCATAACAGATACTCAAACTGTATCTTCAACGACTGATTATCCAATTAAAGCATTAATACAAAAGCCTGATATTAGATTAATAGATAATAACTTAATTAAATCTACAAGCTTAGTTTTAATGATTCCAAGTAGTGATATAACTTTTAATATTGAGATACAAGATACTATCTTGATTGAGTCAATAGGATATAAAGTATCTGTGATTAATCCCACTTACAGTGGTGAAATGATTGCTTATTATGAATTAGTGGTTAATATCTAATGGCTAAAAGTTTTGAATTGCAGATGAAAGAATTTGAGAATATGACTGCTGAAAAAAGTGAGTTGTTATTTAAAAAAGTATGCTTTGATTTAAGTAATTCAATTATAATGGACACCGCCGTTTTATCAGGGGCTGCACGTGGGAACTGGCAACCTGATATTAACTCTATTCAAAATGATGTTTTAGAAATAGAAGATAAATCAGGAAATGCAACAGTCGCTAAATTAGCAAGTCAAACTAATAATTTAAAGCTAGGTCAATATTTTACATTAACTAATAATTTACCTTATATTCTTAGATTAGAGTATGGTTGGAGTAAGAAATCACCTCAAGGTATGTTAGGAATTAACATAATGAGATTTCAAAACTTTGTTAATCAAGCAAATAAGGATATTAAATAAAAAGGCATCATTCCTCTTTATTTAAAAGCTGTATTTTCACCCTTTTAATAGGGTCTATTTTAAACTTATCTTGAATAAACCTATTATCTTTTTGTAGCGTATATCCTCTTAAAGCCATTTGATATAAAAATACATCAATAACATTAACATGAAAAGCAGTCCAAGTTATTTTATAATACTCTGTATCTTTAAATTTTTTATCGTATTCTACTTCATCATATATAGATTTAAATAAATCTTTTTGACTATGAAAATCTCTAAATATTTTTGGTAGAAATCTATAATCATCATTATTGTCATGTATATTCATTTTTAAAAATCCTTTTTATTTAACTATACCAAACTTAAAAAAGCAAATCAAGCATTTAGATATAATATAAGTAATAAATTTACATGATGTAACATTATGTAACAAAAGGAAATTAAAAATGAGTTTAAATCGTATATATACAGCATTTATAACAAAGATAAATACAATTACCCCACAGATTCCCACTGTTTATGAGAACAAAAAATATGACCCTTTGATTGGAGTAGATTATCAAGAAGTCTTTATCTTACCATCATCTAATAATGTTCCATATATCAACGAAACAAGCTATGAGATGGAAGGATTAGTACAGATAACTTTATGCTATGGATATGATGAAGGTAGAAGTAAAGCTATGGACAGAGCTAATCTATATATGGGATTATTTCCAGTCGGTACAGTTTTAACTATCGATTCTTTAAAGATTAGAATTAAGGGAGTACCTCAAATTACTAATCTTGGAGTTGATAATGGTAGGTATAAAATAGCGTTAAGAGTGGGGTTTATTTGTATGTTATAATTTATAGTTAAAATTTTAATTATAAAGGACAATTATGAGTATTCAATCAGATGGATTAGATTGCTATTTGTTAGCTACTACAGTAGCAACAACAACACACGCTGAAATTACTACTGCTCTCGCAACTGGTAAAAGAATCGGGAAGATTAAAGACATGGGCGAAATTGGTGGTTCAAGACCAGTTCAAACTACTACTTATATGTCTACTGATGATGCAGAAAAGGGATTAGGTGCAGCTGAGTATGGAAATATCAATGTAAATTGTACTTTTGAACCTGCTGATACTACTGGTCAAAAAGATTTAAAAGATATGTTTGATGGTAATACAGCTAGACAGTTTGTAGTTAAAGAATCGGACGGAGCATTTACTGTTTTTCCTTGCCTTTGTTCTTCTTCAAAAAGAACTTTTGCAACGGGTCAACTTGTAGCATATGCTGCTATTGTTGAACAAAATGGAAAAGATGAAAGAAGAGTTTCGGCTTAACCTTAAAGGATAGACTTAAAATCTATCCTTTTTTTACTTACTTTATGCTATAATTTTCTAAATTAAAAAAGGAAGATTATGCAAATATCAACACTATCAAATTTAAAACTAGATGACGCTAAAGAGTTCGAAGTATTAGACCCTATTACTGGCAAAAGAAGTCAAACATATAATGCAAAAACTAAGTCTTATGACGAAACTCCCGCTTTTATTTCATTATATTATTCCAATTCAAAAAAAATGAAAAAAGTACAAATAGAATTACAAAGAAAAGTTATAGAATTGGCAAAAAACAAAAAAGAAATGATAACAGAAAAAGAAATAGAAGATTCATTTTTATTTGAGGCGATTGCTGGTTATAGAGGTTTTAAAGACGATAAAAATAAAGAATTAGAATTTAATGAAACTAATACAAAATTATTATTAGATATTCCATATATTAGAACATTAATTGAAGAAGTAGCAGATAATATGGGAAACTTCTCGGAGAAGTAGGCAACAGCTTACTTCTTTTTGTTAGACAACTAGGATTTTTAAGGGCAAGTCCAGATAAAGACTATAAGCCCAGAGATAGTGTAACTTGGTACGATTTATATAATACACAAGGAATAGTAGTAGATTTTCCAACCCTTAATTGTGGTGGGTATCTATTAGAACATTTAGAGAATATGGGCTTTTATATGTCAAGTGGTATGGGAATGATTCCATTAACTTTTCAAGAAATTAAAGCTTATATGGAATTAACTAACAACCCTTTAAATGGTGAAGAAGTATTACTTATCAGACAAATGAGTCAAGCTTATATCTCTGAATTAAACGATACTAGAAACGAAAGAGAAGCTCCTTATTCGGCTACTTTAGATTAGATATAATATCCATAATAAAATAAAAGGCTTATTATGGATAATATCGCACAACTTGGAATAAAAGTCGATTCAAGTAGCATAAAACAAGCTACAAACGAACTATCTAAACTTACTAATCAATCAGGCAAAACTGAAAAATCAACTAATGCACTAACAAGTGGATTCTTAAATCTTAAAAATGCTGTAATTGGTTATGCTTCAATTCAAACAGCAAAACAAATACTTGATACTGCTGATAATATGAATTTATTAAATGCTAGATTAAAATTAGCAACATCTTCAACAGCAGAATATACATCACAGCAAACAGCATTATTAAATATTGCGAAACAGTCTTATACTGGAATATCTGATACGATAACCCTATTTACTAAACTAAATCCAGCTTTAAAACAAGTAGGAGCTACAACAGAGCAAGTTAATAGCGTAGTGGCTTCATTTACTAAAGGTTTACAACTAGGTGGAAGTTCAGCAGCAGAAGCTTCAAGTGCGATTTTGCAATTCTCACAAGCTATGGGTTCAGGTGTTTTAAGGGGTGAAGAGTTCAATGCAATAGCTGAAGCATCACCAAAACTTATGTCTTACCTAGCAAAAGGATTAGGAGTTGCACAAGGTGAACTTAGAAAAATGGCTGAAAATGGAGAACTTACAGCTTCAAGAGTTTCTAACGCTTTATTAAAAGTTAAAACAGATATCGATAGAGATTTTGCAACATTACCCGTAACAGTTGGAAAAGCATTAACTAACTTAAAAACTGATTTGTCTTTAGCTATAAATGAGATTGATACTGCAACGGGTGCAACTCAATCATTAGCTAATGGAATAGTTAGTTTTAGTAATAGTATAGGCTCAATGACTAAAGATATTATTGAGTTCTATAAAGAAGCTAAAACCTTTATAAGCGAAAACGAAACAGCTTTTAATATAGCAACAGAGTCGGCTAAATTATTACTTGGAACATATTTAGCATTTGGAGCAACTTCATTAGTATTTACAAAGGTTACAGAGTCAATTATAGCCATGAGAGTAGCAATGGTTTCAATGACTACTGCAACTCCAATTATAGGAGCAGTATCTTTAGCTATTTATGCACTATCTAATTCATTTATCGAGGGTAAAACTAGAACTGATAACTTAGGAAAATCAGTTGATGAATTAGCAAAATCTTTGGGAACTTTAGAATTAAAGTCTAGATTAGTAGAAGTTAATAAAGAATTAAAAGAAATGGACACTAGATTTAAAAATTATTCTGATTCTCAAAAGCTTATGTATCAGGGTGGATACGATATGGCTTATAAAGAAAAGGTAAAACTTGAAGAGTCTATCAAATTAATTGAGAAAAAAAATACTACAAATAAAGACGCTAATCAAACAAGTCAAATTAATGGGAAAATAGTAAGAAATGATATTGAATTAATTAAATTAGCAGGTAGTGAATACGAAAAGTTTAACTTAAAATTGGCTGATAAACTTGTAAAAATGCAGTCAATCGGAGCTACTGAAAAAGAATTAAACGAAGCTAGTTTATCTGCAAATAAAGAATTTAATGAGAAACAAAACAAAGAATTAGAAAAAGGCACTAAAAAGCTAGAAGAAACTCAAAAAGCTAGGGCAGAAATTGCACAAATTGGAATGAGTGCTTATGATAAATCAATTTCAGATATTACAGCTAAAACTATCGAATGGGTAAAAGCTGGCGTTTCTAAAAATGAAGTATTACAAGCAGAAATAAAACTAAGAAATGAGTTAAATTCTCAAACTATACTTGAAAATCTACAAACTGAATTATCATATTATGAGAAAAAATTACAACTTCAAAAAGATAGTTTAGATAAAGCGTTAGAATTAAGAGGAATTCAATATGCTCAATCAGTTTTAGAGATTGAGAATTCAAATAAAACTATAGAGCAAAAACAAAAATTAATTGCACTTGAAACAGAATTATATGATGAAACTATAAAAAGATTAAAAGCAGATAATAATACTGAGTTTCAAGACACTTTAAAATCGTTTCAAGAGGACTCATTAGCTCGACAAATTGAACTTAATAATGCTATATTTGATTTTGGAGCTGGCTTTAAATCTTCTAATAGTGAGATAATGGAAGTTAGCAAAGCACTTTCTAATTTAAACGATTCTAGTTTAAAAACAAAAAAAGCTGAATTAGATTTAAACACTAAATACACTAAAGAATTTGATAAATATGCTGGTGATGTAGAAAAAACAAAAGAATTAGAACAGCAATACACTAAAGATACGGCTCTATTAAATAAACAAGCTATTAATAATCAGATTTTAGGTTATGCAAATTTATCTGGTGCAATTAGTGGAATGTTTCAACAAGGTAGTAAAGAAGCTGCAACTTTTCAAGCTGCTCAAACTGTTTTAGCTTTAGTTGAAGGTACAAGAGCAATATTAACTGCTGGAACTGGCGACCCTTATACTGCTATTCCTAGAATGGCTGCAATGGCGATAATGGTTAAATCTTTACTAGGAAATATTGGTGTAGCTTTAGGAATGAGTGGAAGCAATACGACTACTGGCGATACTTTCTCAATGCAAAAGGCAAATACTGGAACTGGAAGTGTTTTAGGAGATACTAAGAAAGCTAGTGATTCAATTACTAAATCTTTATCTACATTAGAAGATTATGCAAAACCTGAGTTTAGACTTTCTCAACAAATGTCAAAATCTTTAGAAAGTATTGATAGCAAGATAGGTGGAGTTACTTCTTTATTGCTTCAAAATTCAGCTACTGCACTTGGAACTAACTATACGGGTGGTTTTGATACTGGCTTTAAAAATAATATTTCTTTCAGCGATATGACTTTAGATTTAATTAACCCAATTAATTCAATCATATCAAAAATTCCAATTATAGGTGATTTAAATAATATATTGGGGGGAGTGATAAATAGTGCATTAGGTGGATTATTTGGAAAAACATCAGTAAAAAGAACATTAAAAGATTCGGGAATAACTTTTGCAGATGCTTTATTAAAAGACGCAATAACTGAATTTGATGGAAGTGTATATCAAACAATTAAAACAAAAACAACAAAAAAATCTTTGTTCGGTAGTTCATCGAAAACTAAATTAAAAACATATTTTACGGGATTAGATGATAGCATAGAGAATCAATTTTCTTTAGTATTAGGAAATCTTTACGATACGGTTTATCAAGCTGGAAATGCTTTAGATATTGGTTCAGATTCACTAAACAATAGTTTAAATAACTTTGTAGTCTCGATTGGTAAAATCTCGCTAAAAGATAAAACTGGAACTCAAATTCAAGAATTATTAACTTCTATATTTGGAAAAATTGGGGATGACTTAACAACTAGTGTATTTGATATTTACGGACAAGTAGAGCAACAAGTAGCAATATACAATAAAAAAAAGAAAATTGTAGGATATACAACTGTAACTAGCACTCAAGTTATTGGAAATCAACTAACCCCATTCCAGCAAATTGGAGAAAGTTTATTCACAACCTTGACAAGAGTTTCAAGTGGTATGGAACAAGCCAACTACTTTACAGATAGATTAGGCACAACATTCCAAAAAGTAAACTTTACATCAATAATTAATAAACAAGGTGATGTAGGATTTGAAGCACTTTACCAAAGTATATTGAAAATTGAAAAAGGTGCAAATTTTAATAATATTTTATCTACTTTAAGTGGAACAGCAGAAGAATTATATAGTGCATATTTATCATTGGATTTAATGAGAGATAGACTTGCATTTTTAGGTAAAGGATTAGATGGATTATCGATTTCATCAATTAGTGGAGCTGGCGGACTTGAACAATTAAATGATGGAATAAGTTCGTTTATAGAAAACTTCTATTCAAGTGCTGAACAACAACAATTAAAAGTTACTGAACTAAATCAAGAATTAAATAGAACTGGAATTACAACTATTCCGACTACAATCGCTGGATTTAAAGCATTAGTAAATGGAATTGACACTACAACAGAGTCAGGACAAAAACTATACGGAAGTTTAATATCTCTAAGTTCATCTTTTTACGATGTTTATAGTTCAGTTGAAGAATCAAGAACATCACTAATTAGTAGTTTGAAAGACTTTGTATCGTCTATTAAAAGTACAATTCAAACAGATACTACATTTAAAGACTTTAGTTCATCGTTTAATAATATGATAGATGCCATTAGATTAGGGAGTGGAGATTTATCTGATATTGGAAATGCAACCATTAACACTGCTCAATCTTATTTAGATACAGTTGCAAGAACTGCGAAAAGTTCAGCAGAAATTGAATTTGCTAAAAAGATAGTTGCTAACAAGTTTGAAGGTGTAATTAATGCAAAAGACATAACACTTGGAACAATTAACGACACTTTAAAAATTAGCTTTAACGAAGATAGCGTAATCGTAAAGGCTTTAAACGATGTTAAAAATGAATTAGTTTATTTAAATCAATTAAATACTAGACAAACAGCAAATAGTAATAAAACTTTACAGCTTCAAAGAGCTTCAATAGCATAGGTTCTACCTATGTTATAATTAAAATAAAAAGGATTGTATTATGGCTATTGCAACAGATGCATTCGAGGCACTTGGTGGTTTTCAATGTTTAGCAAATACACCAACTACAACAGCAAGTATACTAGCTCACCCTAAATTCACAACTGCTACTATTACAAAAATTAAAACAGAAGGTGCAATGTTATCAATAGATGGAACAGTTAAATTTATGACAACATATGATGCTATTTCTAATTTACAAACTGGACATACATATATTTTTGATAAGGATACAACTTTAATGGTTGGTAAGTATGTGACTGTATAATGGAAATTGTACCTCAATTAATAACATCATATACAAGTTCACAATTAACACCAGAATATGCTGATTGGAGCAATGCAACTACTTATATAGTGGGGGATAAAGTTATCTATGGTAATTATATATGGATATGCTCATATGCTGGAAGTTTAAATTTTGAACCGAAAGAAAGTAGCCCACATTGGACAAAATGTGGAGTTTCTAATTATTGGGGTTTAATTGATTTAAGAAGTAAAACTTTAACAGTTGTAAATTCTGATTTTGTAGTTGAATTTGATAAAATAGGAATTGAAACTTTAGTAATTGGATATTTTAGAGGAGTTTCAATATTAGTTGATGTTTTAGACGATTTAGATAATGTTGTTTTTACTGAAACTTTTAGTAATCCAAGAAGAGAAGGACTACCATCTTATTTAAACTGGATTCATGCAAGATTTATAGATTATTCAAGTCGTTCTAAAGTATTTTATTTGCCTTCATTTGGCAGTAAAGTCAAAGTAACTTTTTCCAAAGGTTCATATTCTAATGTTCAAGTTGGTTTTATGGTTGGTGGTAGAAGTACACAAATGGGTAAAACTATAGAGGGCGTAAAACTCGGAAGAACATCATATACTATTAAAAATACTGATGAATTTGGAATCACTACGATAACATCAAGGGCTAAAAGAAAATATCACGATTTCGAAACTTCTGTGGATTCTAATGTTGCAATGCAAACATTAAGAATAATTGAAAATTATGAGGATATTGTTATGGCATTTATTATTGATAACAATCCAAATTCGGTATATGAAAATATAGTAACATTGGGTGCTTATGAGTCAGTTGAACCTTTGGCTACAAATAATGATAAAACTGTTCTAAGTTGGACAGTTATAGAAACGATATAATAACTAAATAAAATTACAAAGGATAGAAATTGATAACACCAATTACAGCTACATTTCCAGCTTTAAACTTTCCGAAAGAAGTAGATTATCCAACGCAAGAAGATTGGGCTGCTTTTAGTGCTGCTGCTGAACTTAATTATGGAATTTTAAGTGGAACTTGGTCAGATAAATCAGAAGAATTTAAAGCACAAACAAATAACTTAGCTTTAGAGATTCAAGAGATGGGAGAAAATGCCTTTAATGCAATTTCAATAGATAATATTGAAGATTTAGAAACATATACTGGAACTGGCTTAGTTATGGTTAAAGACATTAATAGTGGCGGAACTTTTGTATCTAAAACAGCAATAGAAATAGACCCAAATACTGGAAGTTTATATTCGGTAAACGATGGTACAGTATTTGCAAAATTAGGCGGTGGTTTCTGGGCAAGACAATATACTGGTTCAGTTAATGTCAAATGGTTTGGGGCTAAGGGTGATGGGATAAACGATGATACTTTAGCTATACAAAAAGCATTAGACCTAGGGCGTGCTGTTGTAGCACCAGCGGGTGTTTTTTTGGTAGATAACATTAGTATTCAACAGCACGGCGCAGTTCTAAAAGGACACGGACACGGTAAGACTATCTTTAAAGCTATTGATTCTAAAACATCTGGGGCTATTATAAGCCTTGCCACAACTTCAAGAGCAGACAGATGTATTTTTTCAGACTTTAGTATTGAGGGTAGGGTTAATGAAAACACAGCAAGTCCTTTAACCTCTATACTGGGGTTAGAGATAGGCTCTAGTATCTCGATTGTATCTTCAAGAAGCTCATTTGAAAACATATACATAAGCAAATGTCATATAGGATTAAGTATAATATATTCTTGGACTAACAGTTTTAGACACATACAAACTGAGCAATGCTTTCTAGGTATGAAACTAAATTCACAAGCGAATAATATCGACTTTACTAAGTATATTGCTGTTAATTGCAGAAAACATCTCGAGATAAGTAATTGTGAAGGCGTAAGTTTTGAAACACCTCTATTTCAAAATACATCTCTATTGGCTGGAGAAGGCTACGCTATCAGTTTATTTCAGTCAAATGTGACTATGAATAACCCCTATTTTGAGGGAACAGCACCTGATGGTTTAGCAATAGTTGGTAACTCAGCAGAAAGTATAAATACTCCTAGCTCGCTTATTATTACTGGTGGTGAATTAAATGGGGAAAATGGTAATATTTTAAAACATCAATTTGCTTCAGTTAATGTTACAAACCTAAGAGAACCAGTGGGTACTGCTGTTGTTATTGGTGGAGAATGTGCCTTTAATACTACATCTACTGAATCAAGGGGAGGTGTTAAGTCTAATAGTAGTTTAAAAAGACTTACTGCTTCAAATATCGAGCAAAATAAACTCTTATACTCATTGCCTATAGACAATAGTGAGTTTCTAGTAAAAACTGGTGGTGGTGGTGGTGCGCTAACTACGGCTCCAAATCCTGACAATAGTATGGTGGCAAGTGTAGATGTTGCAAATAGGGGCTTACTTCTGCCATCGCCTGTGCTAGAAATAGGGAAAATATACACATTGGCATATAGAATTAAAACAACAAGTGAGATAATATTGAGTGTTGGTAAAAATATCATTATTCCAGTAAATGCATCTACATTTGAAACATTGTATGTAACGTTTATGGCAAATGCAGCTGTACAAACGGGGTTAATATTTGCAACAACAACACCCGTGAATATACAACAACTTGACTTATATGAGGGATGTGTAATAGGAACAGACAATGGATATCAAGATAGCTTAAAAAAATATGGAAGTGTAGCACCAGCAACTGGAACTTGGAAGCTAAATCAAGTGGTTTACGCTAAAAGCCCAACTGCCTCTGGTTTTATAGGTTGGGTTTGCACGGTCGCTGGTACACCGGGAACTTGGAAAACATTTGGTGCTATAAGTGCTTAATTAAAATAAAGGAATGTCGTGGCAATTAAATTAAATATAGAATTAGAAAACGGAATTAAAGTTGATGGAGCGTACCTTAGGGTAGAGTATCCATCTGTAACAAAAAATACTTTAACATTTACGGTTAGAAAATACGTAGATGTTGAAAAACCTTTCTTTTCAGAAGAGATGTATATAGTAGATTATGACCTAGATGGTGCAAACCCATTTATACAAGCTTATACGCATTTAAAAGGTCTTGAATACTTTAAAGATGCTAAGGACTGTTAAATGACGTATAAAGCAAATACTGCAACAAGTGAAGATTGGAATATATCACAATGGGATTTAATTTAAAGGGTTAAAATGGATTATCAATACTTAAAATTAATTGTTTCTTCGCTTCATGTTGTTTTAATAATACTAAGTGGATATTCAATATATTTATATAATAAAAATGTTGTTTTTGAAAAAACACCCATAAAAGATAAATTTTTATCAATTTTTGATTTAAAAGAGTTAAAGGAAATAGGTTTTTTTATTTTTATAATTATATTAAATCTATCTTTTCTTTTAAATTTTTATGAAAGAATATCAGTCTATTCATATAAAATATTCTTTATGAGTATTTGCGTTGGATTATTTGTTATCATAATTAGAAATAAAAAAGTTGGCAAAGAATGAACTATCAACTGGTAATAACAGTATTAAGTCTTGGTGGCTCAGCATTAATTGCTTTTGTAACAGTCAGAGTAACTCAGAAATTCTATGGAGAAGCATTACTTAAAGCTGAAAAGCATATCGAGAGCCATACTACAGCTATTGCTAAGCTAGAAGTAGAAGTTGATACGCTTAAAAATAATTATGTTTCAAAAGATGAAGTTAAAGGTTTGCGTTCAGATATACAACACATTGAAGCAAATATTTCTAAGCTAGATACAAAAATAGATAAACTTATAGAAGTAATGATAAATAAAAAATAAAAAGGATTAAAATGCTACAAATTTTAAATAATATTTTTGGTAGTGGTGATGTAGTTAAAAAAGGCTTAGACTTAATAGATGAAGCTTGGACGTCAGATGAAGAAAAAGCAGATAATGAAGTAAAAATCATTGAAGCAAAAACAAATGCAAAAGCCACTCTTTTAAATGCTTATGCACCTTTTAAATTAGCTCAAAGGTACTTAGCTTTGATGTTTACTTTTGTTTATTTATTTATTATGATAAATGGAATTTTGGGTTCATTATATGGTTGGGTAAATATGGAAAATGTAAGGGAATCATTGAAATTCGCGAATGAAATGTGGTTGGGGGAAATAATGATAACAATCGTTGCGTTTTATTTCGGCGGTGGATTAGTCGAATCTTATAAAAAGAAAGGAATTCAAAATGTATAGTTTTAGCAAAAGAAGTTTAGATAATTTAAAAAATGTAGATGAAAGATTAATTAGGATTTGCAATGAACTAATTAAAGTGACTGATTTTACAGTCATAGAAGGACACAGAATCCTAGAAAGACAAAAAGAACTATATGATAAAGGTTTTAGTAAAATAGATGGAATAAGTAAAAAAGGGAAACATAATTATTTTCCATCTTTAGCTATTGATATTATTCCGTTTAAAAAAGGTCATAATCCTTTCGATGGTTCAAAAGAATCAGATTTAATGTTTAATGAATTAGCAAAACAATTTAAAGAAATAGCTAAACAATTAAATATAAAAATACAATGGGGCGGAAACTGGGTTAGTTTTTCAGATAAGCCACATTTTGAGCTAGTTTAATTAAACTAGCTCTATCAAATAACTTGGATGATTCGCATAAAAATAAAATATATATCTTGACTGATATTCTGAGTATTTGTCAAAGTCAATAGTTTTAGACAAATTGCTTTTAATACAAGTTACTTTTACTTTATGTGATATTTTTATCATTTAAACTCCTTTAATTATAACCGCAACAAGTGCAGTAATTATTGTTACAGCTATTGTTAATCCAATAATCAACTTATTTTCATATCTATTTTTATTTTTTATTTCCTCAATACACCAATCATAATAATCATTTTTTTCTTTAGTTATTTCAGCCAACTTTTTAAATGCTAGTTGCTTTTCTTCAACTTCTAAATTAACTCTATTCTCTAAAACTTGATTTACTCTTTGTTCTGTATCTAAAATATTTAAAAGTCTTGTTATTTCGTTGGTTTTAATTTTTAAAAAATCATTAGCAATATTTAGCCTATCTTGTAAGCTATTTTTTTGAGTTCTTAGTTTTAAATAATTGTTTTTAGTTGGCATTTAGCCCTCTTAATAATTCTATTGGTTCATCTTCCCATGTTAGCTTTTTGCCTATTAGTTTTTCTATTGAACCTTTTGGTAATTTAACGTTCATTCTATATGCTTTAATTTTGTGGTTGCACACCCACCAACCAATTTCAATATTTCTTTCTGGTTTATGTGAAAAAACAAATTCTTCATTATCATTATCTACTACTACATATGACATTCTAACCCCTTTCAATCTTTTTCTTATCCCCATAATAAAGCAAAACCAAACTAATGTCAAGTAATCCAACCTAAAAAACAAAATAAATTTTAACAATGTTACTATACTACTCAAAAATAATAAATTACAAAATTTGTTAAAATATCACTTTACATTTTAGATTTAATGTATTATAATTCTCTTGTTGTAAAGTTTTCTCAAATTTTCTTTATAACACAGTTACTTTTAGGCATTGTAACATTCATTTTTCGTTTAAACCTCCTTTCTTGGTATCGGATAGAATTGCAACTATCCGATATTTTATGTTTTTGTAGTGAGTTTAGTTCATGTGAAAATGACTTTAATTCACTACAAAGATATTTTAAAAGGTATCTTTAGAGTTATTGCCTTAAGCAATAGATGATGGATTTCTTATTTTACAAGTTTTCTATTCATGTAAACTCCTTAAGTGGACTACTTGAAATGTCTCTGAACCACATTAAAAAAAGGTGATTTAAAAGCTAGACTAATACTTAATCTGATTAGTCAAAATATCTTAATTGGGATAATTATTTTTAAAATAATGAAAGTTATGACGATAACAAGTAATTATTTTTCTAGGTTACCCAGACTTATTCGAATTAAGATATTAATAGCTTAAATTTGCAAAGCTAGATTCATTGGAATCTTGTTGCGAGGGTGGCATCTTGCTTAATATCTTAACTATTGAGGAATAGTTCAACTGGAAAGAACATTACACTTTGACTGTAAATGTTGTAGGTTCGAGTCCTACTTCCTCATCCACTTTATTACCAATCGTAACACTTCTCAAATTTAACCTCAATAAAAATCAAAAATCATTTACAACTTTTAAAAATATAGTTATAGTTTGGATATTAAAAATTAAGGAGCTTTAAAATGAAAGTAGAGTTAATAGTAGGTACTGGATATACTGGTTGTACTTATAGAAAAACTATATATTTAGATGAGGAAGATTTAGATAATAAAGATACACAACAAATAGAAAATTTATTACAAGAAATGGCACAAGATTATATGTTTGAAGTAATAGATTGTGGCTATAAAATAATAGAGGAGAACTAAAATGATTCACTTCATTATGATTATATTACACTTATGTGCAGTATTTACTTATCCGTATGCTTTGTTCTTAACTATCTGCGTTCATTTATTATTGATTAAGAAGTAAGATATGGAATTAATAGTAAAAGAAAAAACATATTACATTGACTTAGTAGGTCAATCACATGACACAAAAGAAAAAGCCGAACAATCTAACCACGATATACATTTAAAGTTTAGAGAATATATATCAGAAGAAATGTTTATCACTTTTGAAGATGGAAGATTAGATAAACTAGCTACAACCTTAAATCTTTGGAATTATTTAGATTATACTAGCGATTGTATAAAATCAGTTTTTCAAGAAATGAAAACAAGAACTAAATAGGATTTTATTCCTATTTAGTTATAAAACTATTTAAAGACTCATATAATATGTAAATAATCAAACTTTTATAATATGTGATTTCCCATATTATAATTAAACTACCTAAATATCAATTTTTTATCATATTTTATTTAATATTTTATTTATGTATTAATTT